TAAGAGCTAACAACATTTCATAAGTATATAATAGAAAGAAATCTTATTAAATAAGCATAAATAAGAAATAAACTACATATAATTTTTACTATAAAAATATAAAAGTTTTAACCTTTTGCCCCTTTTTTGCCCCTTCTAGAACAAAAAAGACCGCTCAGTTTTTGAGCGGTCAAGTGTAATTAAATTTTGGATTTCTTTCTGTTTTTATTTTTCTTCTTTTGGTTTGTCAACGACGGTCACAAGACCATCTGGTTCGGTTTTGAATGCTGGATCTGTGTGTAGTTCACCGTTAGCTTTCAAATAGTACCAGCCATCGCCAGACTTGACGAATTGTTTAGAGAGCATGTACCCGTCTTTTTCTTCCATGAAGTACCACGTTTCGCGATACTTAACCCAGCCTTTAGCCATGCGGCCATCTGGTTTAAAGAAATACCAGCGATGGTTGAGGAACATCCAACCTGTGACCATTGCCCCACGTTTATCGAGATAGAACCAGTCTTTTTCATCAAAGAACCAACGGTTAATCAAGCAATAGCCACTATTATCAAATCGGAACCACTCTCCATTGATTTGTTTCCAGCTATTTTTGGGATAAGAGCCATCTGACTCCTCCCACCACCAGCCGGTTGCATTTTGTCGCCAACCTGCTTCGATATCAACACCGCCCTCGATGTCTTTCTTGAATTGCTCTCGGCTAATGCCCCATTTTGCAAGATAAGGATATGGATCCACATGGTCTGAGTAGTTTCTAGGTTGATTGTAAGTACAGTATTGATGTGTCTTAATTCCAGCTAAACTGTCGGAATCAAGTGTTTTAGGAATGCCTGCTTCGTCTGCAAGGTTTCGTAGAAGTTGAACGTAAAGTTTATAATCACGCATGAACTCTTCCTTGGTTTCATGACTCTCAATCAATTCAACCTGTCCGTATCCTTCAACGTTCCAACCACCTCCTACGTCATAGGCTCCCATGTCTGTGTACCAGGTTTGCATCACTCGACCGTTACCGACCACATGCGAGAAAAATCCTGAATCAACAGGTCGTCGCATATGATAATCAGCCTCGTTTTGAGCTGTTGAGTTTGCATTCCCAGTTGAGTGAGCATGAATCTGTCTGTAAGGTTGTTCCCCAATCTGTGGTAAGTCTGTTCTTAATCTGCTTTTATCAATATCCATTTTATTTTATCCTTTCGTTTATGGTTAAGTTGTTGGCCAAGGATCATTGGTAACATACGATATAGACGATACTCGAATATCTCCAATGTCTTTATTTTCCGGCACAGGTTCTAAAAATTGGAACCTTAATTGATTACCGTCTCCCTGACCGCCTAGATACCAGGTTCCATACGGAATCCCCTTGTCATTAAAGATTTGACCTATTAGTGAAGAGAATGAACGATAGCCATATGGTATAGAACCTTGATTTAGTACGTACACGTTACGATCACGGTCGCTAGGCTGAGGAATATACCCCGGCGCTCCACGTCGAAGAATACCGAACCAACCCCAGCTTAAACCGCCGAATTGATAGTATACAGTATCGTTAATCCTGCGAATCTGTATATAAGATCCACCTAATTTAGAGACTACAGGTAAGGCTTTCCAACCTGTGTCGCCGTCTAATACCGCCCAGCCTTGGTTTCCTGAAGCAGTACGTTTAATCCATTTCAAAGCACCGTTTGTTTTACGGGTGTCGACGTAGGTCTGTCCAAGAGTACCGTCGACCTTACCGTTCGGCATTCCTTCACCTATAAGTTCACTAGATGAGGTTGACGTAGATGACGCATTTTGACTGGAAGTAGGTAGAGTGACGTTGCCACCGCCGTCAGATAATATGAGGGTGTTTCCTTCAATACTCAATTTTTGAGGGGTTTTAGGAATTGAAGCTAGTTGCTCCTTTGTGGCATAGCTTTGCCCTTTCTGTTCAACAGTAGCAAGCCTCTGCTTGATTTCTGTGTCATTATATGGTTGAGGAATTTCAGATTTCTTAGCGTACCCATCCAAGTTTTGATGTTGTAACAGATAGCCTTTAGATTCCAATTCTTGCTTGGTGACTAAGCTGCTAGTATCAACACCTGGTTTGTTTTCTAAGTTTTCTAATCGGCTCTTGATTTCTGAATCATTATAGACAGTATCCTTATCAGGTTTACTCTCTAAGACAGAAATACGCTGTTTTAAGGCGCTATCATCGTAGATAGTGTTATTATCAGGCTTTGTCTTCAAAAGTTCAATATCGGCTGAAATATTGCTGATTTCGCTACGTTCTACTTTGTTTGCTAGTTCTTCTTTTGTAGCAAACTGACTCGTATCAATTCCAGGCTTAGCTTCTAATGCTGCTAAACGTTTAATGATTTCAGAATCATCATAAGCTGCACTTTCAACATGAACAGTCTTGAGAATCTCTTCTAGTTCTGCCCTGGTGACAATGCTATCTATGTCTACGATGCGACCTGTCTTCTGCTCGATTACAGGCGCATTCTTAGACTTATCCAATTCACTAACTCGGACATTGAACTGGAAGCTGTACACGTCTGCCGATTTCTCTACTTTTTCAAAATAGATATACCCGACAACAGGTTCATCCATTGTTATCAACGATGTATCGAATTTGACATTGAAGGTATTCTCTTCGATTGTCGCTTCAACAGTTGAATATCGTTTAGACTTTTTAAAGTAAAATAAGCAAATGACCTTGTTAGCTGCTAGATTATCAAGAGTGAATTTGAATCCAGCAATATTCTTATCCATACTGAAGAATTCTTGATAGAGTCTATCTACATCTCTATTATTCGATGTGATTTCAAGTTTCTTTTCGATGACTTTCTTCAAATGTGACTCCTTTCTTTAAATTTTAAAAAAGAGAACCTAAAAAGGTTCTCTTAATCTATTTTTCAGTCCACGAATCATTCATCTGCTTAACAGCAGATTCAACGAATGTGTCTAAGTCTTTGTCGGTCATACCGATGTTGTACTTGTTAAGCTCAGCACGGATTTTGATTCGAGCTTGTTCTAGCTTCTCTTCTCCCTTATATCCAGTTTCAGCTGATACCTGTTCTACTGCATTGACCGCATTCTTGGCCAAGATTTCGACGATTTTGACGGTCTTCTCACCGCCCTTTTTAATCAGGTATTCCTTGATTGTTTTGACTGCGATTCCAGCCAAAATGACTAGAATACTAATTGCTGCATTGATGATGATTTCATTAATTTGTTGCATTTGTATGTTCCTCCGAAATTTCTAAATTTAAGTACTTGTTAAACAAGGCATCAATTCGCCCGTTGCCACCTAATTTCTTATAGCTAGAGTGCATCTTATGAATAATATCAGACTCATGCACTGTTGTATATCCACGTTTTAGAGCAGTAGTGATGTCCCGTTCTAATCGTAGATACATTGTAGCTAAATGCGCTTCATCGTGAATTGCCAATTTATTATTGATTTCAATAATATTCTTTTGATTATCTTCACCAATAACGTGGATAGTGTTCAACTCAGTCTTCAATTCCTTGAATTGTTCCTTGTTTAAATTTCCAGCTTTACTAGCTCTCATCCCAAACCAACCAGTAGCGACAACTCCGATTGTGGGAGCTAACTGAGTGATCGCATGTATCATTTTTTCAAAGATTTCAACCCATGTCATAAACTCTCCTTAGATACTGTCAGCTTTCGGTGCAATCCAGCGCCATACTGCAAGCACTCCATTTCGTGACAAGTCACCTTCGAGGTCTTTGATAGATTGGCCAGTATATTCAAATTCACGGTTAATTTGAACGATAACATTATTACCTTCACCGTTTTTCTCAACGTATTCAGGGTCTGTGATTGTAACCAAGTCATCTTCAAAGTATGTTGTTCCTACTTTCATTGCAGGCAATAGGCTCACAAGGTCTTTATAAACAGTACCATAAGTGATATTTTCGCTCATGACTGAATTGACAACCATGACTTTAATCATACGTTGAGTGATTGTGTTAGCTTCTTGTTGTGCTTTGATAAGTTTTTGCAACTCATCTTGCTTGTTCTTGGTTGATTCCAAATCTTGTTGAGTCTTAACGATTGCATTCGCTGGATCCAATTCAGATTTAACCATATCCAAAACTGCTTGAATAAGCACGTCTTCTTGGTCTTGTGTGCGATCACCAGCCAATTCGCGCTGGTTGGTTGTGTAGCGATTTCCATCTTGCAAACGGATTTCTACAACGGTTGTAGTTTTGTCTCCAAAACCGCGAGTATAAGGTTTAGTTGCGAGTGTGTAGTTGTTTACTGTCATTTTGTTTGTCCTTTCACTTCTTCAAATTTTGCTTTTAGTTCTTCGTTTGACTCAATGATTCGTTTCATCTGCTCAAGTTCCATTGCTGTAACTGTGTATAAAGCTTCTAGCGTAGCTGATTGAGTAGCTTCGTTGCTGACTCTTTCGCTCAATGATTTAATCGTCAGACTACTAATCTGCTTGTCTTGTTCATTCATGTTGTTTCCAACCTTTCTACTTTTTGGTTAAGTTCTTGGATTGCCTTTATGAGATAAGGCACAAGTGCGAATGTGTTATATGAGTAAGCACCGTCTGGATTTTCAAAGAACGCTTCTGGTGCGACTTCACGGACATCTTGAGCCATGATACCGCATGAAATATCTTCGGCTTTACCATCATATTCTTTACGATAAGAGTACGTTTTAAGACTTTCAATGACATCGAGTCCGTTGACTTGACTATCTTTGATGTTGGTCTTATATCTGCGGTCTGAGATATCTTTGTTTAAAGATACCCAAGCATATCCTCCTGACTGTCTATATAAATAGGCATAGCCAGCATTCTCCTGAATCCGTGTAAACGTGTCAGAGTGCAGATAGTATCCAACTTTATTCTTCTCTCTGTCAATGAAATAAAAGATATTACCCGTCACTTCAAGATTGCCGTGAACGCGAGGGACATTCCAGAATTGCGCTTTGTTGTAACAATGCATCTCGCCATCACTATTTACGAACCAAGCATAATTTCCCGGCTTATCCCAGTTATTGCCCCAATTGACCCACAAGGCTGTTTGTTTAACTCTCCAACCACCGTCGGACATACCAACACGGAAGCTATTACTTCCTGTTATCCAGAATGTTGTCGGGTCTTTATCGTGAGTCCCGATTTGGAATCCTCCGATTTTACCCTTATAACCTTCGAGCAAGGTTGCCGAGACTACTACTGAGCGTAGTTTGTTGATGAATGCTGTTTTAGCTGCCAAAGTATCCGTAAATACATCACTAGCTACAAGCTTCTTCGCTAGAGCTGTATCAAATATCAATTTGTCTGCTGCAATCGAATTTGAGCGAATGATGTCAGTATTCAATGTTCCAATTCGTGCATCGCCCACAAACAAGCGCTTGAAATACCCGTCAATGGCTGTGATTTCATCTAATAGCGTTCTACCTTTGAGTCGGATTTTAGCAGCTTCAATCAGAATGTTATTGCTATTCAGATTGATTTGAGAAGAAACCGCACCAGGTCCAGTAAGGGTTTGG